CCAACGTTGTCGTTTGAGTCTGTTACATATATTTGTGTAGCACCAGATGTAGCAACTGTTGGAGCAGTAGTATCATTTAATTGTAACGGACTATCGATTTCAATACTTTTTCCGCTTGCTGGTACTAATTTTAAATTATCGCCTGCTGTCTGCGCACTGATAACGTTATTATTAATTAATGTCTTACCGTTTACATCTAATTGAGTATTCATATTAAATGTAGTAGCATCAAACGTTGCTTTAACAACATTATCAAACTTAAATTTAATATTACTAGCACCGCCGTAGAATGTGGTATCGTAGGCTTGAATACCTGTATCGGAGTTATAAAGTCTATCAACAATAGCGATCCCGCCTGGATATCCTGAAGCATTTACATAACGAGTTACCCATCCTCGGGTCACTAGCACATCTGGATCGCTGCCATTTTGTACTTGATCGTGATAGTTAGTTGTACCTGTAACTGTAACAACACCTGTTCCGGTGTTGATTAACCCTAAGTTTGCGCCACCAGTTGAAATGCTGTTTGTTTTAATTCCACGCATTAGACCGTTGGTAAGTTTAAAACTAAATGTTCCAAACGTAGTTGTGCCAAGTGTTGGATTATAATGATTGATAGTTTCATCAAATACAACTAGTGCATCAAGCTGTGAGCCTCGATCTATTTGAATTCCTGATGTCTGAAGCGTGATGCCTGCACCAGTTTCACCGGAATTCAAATAGATGATGTTATCTTTAACATCAAGTGATTCGCTACGTACCCAGGTAGTATTGCCAAGAACCTCTAAGTCACCAGTAACAACAACTTTTCCAAGTTGATTGCCTGTGTCGAGTGTAATTAAACCTCCAGTCTGAACTGCAAGTTTATAATTGTTTTCGCTGACTCTAACGATTCTTGACATTACGTTATACCTTTAATTACGCATTAGCAATTTTTACAGTTACACCTTCAGTAGCAGAATCAAATGTCCACTGTACGGCTGCGTTTGTAGCAAATTGTGTACCTGTACCACGGGTAAGTGTTGCTTTGTGAGCAGTCAGTTTAGTAACATAGTAAGTACCGCTATCGCTGTCAGTAGCAAGGATACTACCTTCACCGGCTTCGTCTGCCAGTGTACTAGATAGTTTAACAATACCAGTACGTGTGCCGTCTGTTACTTTGTAACGATCAGTTGAAACTTGTTTGAGAATATCAACTGCAACTGCTGAGCCACCAGTTAAGTATGCTGTCATGCTGATTGCGTTTTCTTCGTAAGTTGCAGAACCAATATTACCACTGTCAACTTCAAATACTGCTGTTGCTGTACCTGATGTTTCTGCGCCGCCATCGCTGTCAGCAATAGTAACTGTTGGTAATGATGTATATCCAGAACCTTTTTCTGTCATTGTAACTAGTGTCGGTGCACCTGCTGTAATTGTTACAGTACCAGTAGCTGTTACACCACCTGGTAATTCTGGAGCACTAAATGTTACGGTTGATGTAGCTTGTGTGAATCCAGACCATACTCCGCTGATTGTTACACTGGCAATACCGTTACCACCAATACCATCATCAGTTGTTACGCTTGTGGAACCAGTATTACGGTTACCAAAATATTTCTTGTTTAATGGACGTCCCATTTGTTTCTCCTTAAATTGACGTTCTAGGTCTACGCAGTGGGGTACTGCATAATAACTTACCCGATGTAAGTCGACGTAGTATTTATGCAATCGTAAGAAAGGGCTCCGAAGAGCCCTTTAATACTATCAAACCTAGGTTTGAATTAGCTAAAACGCACGTTACCGCTAGTAATAGCAACTGTACCTAAGTAGTCAGCCGCGTTACCTAGAGATGACGCTGTGTTTGATAACTCAACATAACCATAACGTGTCATGAATGAAACGACTGGTTCGAATGTTGTTGGATCTAAAACAACACCACTGCTCATCAATGGAATGTATGGGCAATAGAATGCTGCCGCGTCAGACTCGCTGCCGCCTTTGTAACCAACTAGAACCGCTGCTGAGTCAGTAGCATATGTGTTTACATATACTTTCATTGCGTTGTTCAATGTACCAACAAACTTAGTGTTTGTAGGAGCTTCAAATGTGCCTTCTGTAGTACGAGCAAACGCACTAGTTGTAGCAGATTGAAGAATTGTCAATGCCAATGGAGACACAACACACCAGTTACCAGCACCACGACGTGTACGCTGAGCGATCACGTTAGCAACACGGTTGATTTGAACTGCCAATGCGGCATGCTCGTCACCAACGAATGTAGCTGTACCAGATACGGCAGCTTGGTTGTATGTTTCTTGGTTCTGTGTACCAGCTAAAGTTGTCAATGAAGAAATAATTTCTTGATCGATTTCAGCAGTAATTTCTTGAGCCAATGCAGCCATGATTTCTGCTTCAACGTCAATACCTTGTTGGGCTTGTGCGTCTTGAGCAGCCTCGAAAGTCCAGCGAGCTGATAACTTACGTGTCTTAGCTTCAACTGTTTGTTTCAAGATTTGAATGCTTAAACGCTTACCAGCTGCACCTTCTAGAGAAGCTGTTGAGGCAGCAGTTCTAGCGGCACCGTTGTTAGCAGAATAGCCTTCAGCGATTTTGAATGGGCTTAGAGCCTCTTCACCAGCAGTAGCACCGTATGTACCGCTTAGTGTGTCGCTGTAGCGAACACGTAGCGTATGGATTTGACCAACTGGACCAGTCATTGGTTGTACACCTACTAACTCGTTAGCAATAACGGTAGGCATTACACGTCTGATCACTGGAAGGATCACACGATTTAGGGTTGCAACGTTGCCGGCAGAAGTAGCACCAGTTGAAGCAGTTTCTGCTAGATACCTACGAGTGTTCTCGAGTGTAGCTCCCATTACTGATTTCTTTGTACCTTGTAGGCCTTCTAGTAGGGCCTCTTTTGTTTCTGCCCAACGGCTGTTTAGTAGTTCTGACATTTAAATTTCTCCTTAAATTTTTAGTCCAGCTAGACGACGGATGTCGATGACTTGGCCATCGTTCTCGCTGCTACGAATGCTGTTGGAAACTTTGTTTCCTGTAATCTCTTTTGCCTCTACAAGTGCCTGTTTCTTCTGCGGAGCTTTACCCTCGATGACCGCTGGTAGGTACTTCTCAAAACTTTCGTTTAATTTTGAAGTCTTTACGCTCTCCATTAATTCACCCATGATAGCTTTTTGTTCCGTGTTTAGTGGAGACAATAGTTCACTCATGATGTCTTTTCTTTCTTGCGCTTCTTTTAGTTTCGCAATTTCTGCTTGTTTGCTTTCTATTACTTTTTGTGCAGTAACAACAATGGCGTGAGCCTCTGTTACTTCTGCCGCTTTTTTGTCTATGACTTTGAGCAATTTTGCAGTTTCTGATTTCTCGTTCAAGTAGCTAGTCTGGAATTCAGAAGCAAACGCTTCGAATAACTTACGACCAAAGTCTGCGCGACGAGCAGCTTCAATGTCTTCTTTCAGTGCAGTAATTTCAGAATTTAAGTTCTGAGTTACAACTGACTCGACCATTGTTGCGGCACGTTTAACAAATTTCTCTTTTACTTGACGGATTTGTTCTCTTCCTTCTCTAACCAAACGTACTTTGGTTTCAGCTAAATCTTGTTTGTCTTTGTAGAACTCTGTAATTTCTTGAGCCAAAGCTTCAATTACAAATTGTTCAAGTTTACCAAACTTACTTGCCATTACTTTCTGATCTTCATGCAGTTCTGAAACTTCTGCTGATAGTTGTGAAAGAACGAATTCTTTCATGATACCTGCATCTGCTTGCATTTTCTTAGCATACTTGACTTTCATCTCTGCTAACTGCTTACGATCTTCTGCAAATTCACCGATCTCATCTGATAGTTGATCTGATAACATTCTGTCAACAGCTTCAACCATTAGGTTTTTATCGTGCTCGTATTTTTGTGCAAACTCTTCACGTAATTGATGAGTAACTTGTTCACGGTTTTCGTTGATTCTCGCTTCGAACGCCGTTTCGATACTCTCTTTGATCTCTTCCGAAATCACATTGTTTTCAAATAAACTTTTTAGTGCATCCAACATGTGATTCTCCTCTTTATTGGAGTTTGTTTATTATTGCTAATAAACTCTCTTTGAGATATTTTTGTGCCTTAGGGTCATTTCTCACCTCTTCCGCTATGCGCAAGCTTCTTAAACCGCCGTTATTATTCATAAGGTGTTCATATATAGGTGTTGGATATGCTCCCGGAGCACTAGGTTGAGCCACCATATCTACTGTGATGATCTCAAAATCTGATACTTCACCGGAGCCGTCATCTTTGACATTTCCGGATCCGCGACTTGAAACACCTAACTTGACGCCGCTTTCCAGCATTGTACGAATTAGTTGTCCCATAGGGGTTGGTAAAATTTTCAGTTTACCGTAACCATTAGGACCGTCCATCCACATATTAGTAATCATGTGGGACACACGGTCCAGGTTAATTTTTAGATCATCTGGATGATCCACTTCTCCGAGAACTGAATAGCCGTTTTGAATCTGATCGTTCAGGGTTTTGACAGCCTTGCCAATCTCATTCACAG